GTGAGCTTGACCAGCAGCGGGCGGACCATCCGCTGCCGGAACCGACATGTGGCAAGTGATCGTTGCGTTCACCATCGCGACGACACCACTGACGGTCCCAGCGCCCCAGTCGCCCATCGTCGGCCCCTATGTCAGCTGCCCGGGTGGCTACGTGGCTCCGACGCTGGCTGACTGCCCGGCACTCAAGGATCACAAGGTGGACCAGAGGCCGCCGACTGGGGGCGGTGGCGGTGGCGGCCTGCTGGGCCTGGGCGGCCTCGGCGGCATCCTGTAGCTGCACGGTCAACGCCTAAGGTCTGAATCAGTCTCGGAGACTACGTGGCGCGCCGCGCCTGACCAACGGAGGACCAACAACATGCCTGGCACCTTCCCGCTAGTTAAGGGCAAGACGCTGCGCCTGACCAAGATCAACAGCTGCGGTATGCCGATTGCTGGCCCGCGAAACCGGCTGGTCACTAACGGTTACGTGAGCCTTGCGCTGACCGCCGTCATGCGTGACGCCGATGATCTGGTGCAGACCAATGCTGAGGGCAAGGAGTGCGTCGTTGACCGCACCGAGCCCGAGCGCCGCTGGTACACACCAGCCCTGGAGCTGTGCAACGTGGACCCCGACGTGGTCACCATGTTGACCGGCTGGGAAACCATCCTCGACGGTGCCGACGAGGTGGTCGGCTTCCGCGACGACAAGGTGATCGAGTCCGAGTTCGGCGTGGCCATGGAGCTGTGGACCTCGGGCAAGTCCGAGGACGACTGCCCTGATATTCCCGACTCCGACGCGATCCTGGCCGCCACCGGCTCCGGCCGCAAGTACGGCTATTTCCTGTTCGGCGGTTCGGAATGGGTGCCCGGTGACATCACCATCGGCTCCTCGGTGGCCACGCTGACGCTGACCGGCCGCACCATCGCGCTGCCGCACTGGGGACGCGGTCCCTACAACGTCACCACCGACGACGGCACCACGACCGGCGACCCGGTGCGTCTGCTCGACCCGACCAGCAAGAAGGAACACCTCACCGTGTTCCGCACGCCGCTGGCTCCTCCGGCCGCGACCGACGGCGCGGTGGCGCTGGGCACCACCACGCTGTTCACGGGGACGAACTACTACTACGGCGGCCCCGCCAGCGAGCCGCCTATCGACACCGCTCCTCCCCAGGTGCCGTGATCATGGCGGCGCTTCTTGCGGGCATCGTGATCCTGCTGCTGGCGTGGCTGCTGCCACTGCCTTACGTGCTCTACGTCATCGGCATGATCGTTGGCGTAGTGCTGGTCCTTTACGGGCTCTGGGTGCTGCTGATCGGCGGTCCACGGCCGCCAGCGGGCACCAGGCGCGGCGTGCGCTGGTACTGACCGCGACAAACGAAAACCGCCCCGAGGTGATCCCTCGGGGCGGTTTCGTGTCGGCTCAGCGGTTGCGCATCGCGCCGCCCATCAGCTTGGCGTTGTCCTCACGGTCCTGGGCCATCAGGGCCTCGGGGCTGCCCGCACGGTTCAGATCGCGGATGGCGTTATAGATGTTGCCGGACAGGTTGCCGCCGCTGATGTTCTGGAGAAAACGGGCGTGGCTGGTGACGGCGGCACGAGCCTCGGGGTCCACCTCCATCAGGTAGGCGGCCTGGCGCGGGTGCATCTTGGCCACGTCCTCGTCGCTGACGTAGTACGGGCCGTGTTCGGGCTTGCATGGCGCATCGGTGTGGGTGCCCTGGCACTCGTCGCACCAAGTGTGAGGACCCTTGCCGTCCTCGATGCGATGGAGAGCGGCGACAGGCAGCGCCTCAATGCTGTTCTCCTGCGCCAGGCTGATGATCGCCAGCTCGCCCTGCTGACCGACGTCGAGGACCTCTCCGACACGGTTAGAGTTCGTGCGGACCTGATCGCCAACGGCCAGTGGGTTCTCCTCGGCGGCGAAGATGCCCAGGCCCAGCTCTGCGATCACGCGGAGCGCCAGAGTGGCGTTACTCGGGCCGACAGCAACGGTCAGCTTGCGGACCAGACGGTCGGTCTCGTCAGCGGTCAGGTTGCGGGTGATGTAGTCGGTCATTTCGGTGGTTCCCTTCTCGGTCAGGTGGTTGTCAGAGTCCGCCGCGCATACCGTGATCGGCATTGAGCGTGGCGCACAGTGCGAATACCGGCGGGATCAGTGAGCCGATGGTGAGCAGAACGGCGGTCATGGTGTCCTTTCCCGGCGGGTCCATCCCGCCTCACCTGACTAGAGTAACCCTCCTTTGTCGGGTAAGTCAACACCTAGTTTCGCCACCTCGGGGCGGTAACCTGAGCGCGTGACGTTTGAGTGGCCGATAGACCGCACCGTGTTCCCTGCGCTGCCTGATGTGACCGACCCGCCCTCGGCGGAGTACACCAAGGCCGTCGCCGAACAGCGCGCCGCCGCCCAGCTGGCCGTGGACGTGCTCTACGCCCTGAGTGGGCGTCAGTTCGGCCTCTACGAGCACACCGTGCGGCCCTGCCGCCAGCCGCTCTACAACCACAACATTTCCGGCCCCGTCACCAGCTACCTGGTCAGCTGGGAGGGAGACCATTGGATCAACGTGCCGTGTGGCTGCTATGGCAGCTGTCGGCTGTCCGGCCCCAACGTCATCCACCTGCCCGGCCCCGTCCACGACGTCACTGAGGTGAAGATCGCGGGCACCGTGCTGGCGTCCAACGTCTGGGTCCTGGAGGGCAACCGGCTCTATCGGCGCGAAGCCCCGTGGCCGCGCCAGGACTTGAATCGCCCGCTCGGCGACGCCAACACCTGGAGCGTGACCTACCGGCGCGGCATCGAGGTGCCCGAGGGCGTGGCGGCGCTGACCGGCCTGCTGGCCAAGGAGTTTCTGGACGCGCTCAACAACGACGGCCGCTGCCGCCTGCCGCGCACCGTCACCACCGCCAGCCGCAACGGCGTCACCTACCGGGCCTATGACCCGGCGGTGATCTATGCCAGCGGCAAGACGGGCCTACCCGAGGTGGACATGTGGCTGGCGGCGGTCAACCCCAACCACCTGATGGCCGCCCCGAGCGTGATCTGATGACCGACTGCGCGACCGATCCGGCGCTGGAGGTTGTTGACGCGGCGGTGGCCGCGCTGCTGGAGTGGTTCAAGCCCGGCGCGCTGTGCCCGGCCAAGGTCGGCAGCACCGAGACCGTGCGTGTGTTCGCCGGGGACAGTGCGCCGATGGCCGCGTGGGATGCCCACAGCGACAGCCCCACCGGGTGCAAGGAGCCGTTCATCTGGGTCCGGCTGATGCGCCGCTATCGGAGCCAGACATTCCCCGCGCCCACGATCAACACGAACCCGTGCGGCCTGACCCGCGTGGTGCCCGTCGAGCTGGGCGTGGGCTGGTGCGCGATCACCGACCAGGAGCCGACGTGGGCGCAGTGGGCGGCCGAGGCGGTGATCAGCCAGGACGTCAGCTGGCGGCTAGAGGAGGCGGTGTGCATGGCCTCCCGGCTGCTCACCAAGGATCACAGCGAGCGCCAGACCGGGACTGACACCATCGCCCCGTATGGTCCAGAAGGTGGCGTAATCGCCTGGACCGCCGTGTTGTATGCAAGCTACTGAGGAGTAACAAATGGCCAAGGTCACCATTGAGGGCAGCATTTCCCCGAGCGCCCGGCTCGCGCGTGGCGAGCGCATCGAGGTCCAGCGCACTGAGCGCATCGACAAGCTGATCGCCAAGGGGTTCGCCGTCGTGGTGGACGCCAAGACGGGCGAGCCGGAGGAGTCGCCACTGCCCGAGGCCAAGAAGGCTCCGGCGAAGTCAGCCAGCCAAAAGGCCTGGGTCGATTTTCTCACCGAGGAGACTGACATCGAGGTCGAGGGCAAGACACGCGATCAGCTCGCCGACGAGTACGACGAATATCTCAAGACGCACGACGCCCCGGCCAGCGACGAGAGCTAAATGGCGCGCATCCGCGCCCGCGTCGAAATCAACGAACCGGCGCTGGAGCGTGAGTCAGGTCAGCAGTTTCGGGCGTTCCATCGCTCGCTGACCCGGCGCATCGCCAACCAGGCGCGTGTTGACGTGCCGGTGCGGACGGGCAACCTCGGGCGCACCATCGGTGAGCTGCCGCAGACCTATCGCCCGTTCCACGTCGGCGGCGGCGTCGAGGCGACGGCGGACTACGCGGCGGCGGTCCATGAGGGCAGCCGACCGCACCGCATTCACGCACGCAACGCGCAATATCTTCACTTCTGGTGGCACGGCCGCGAAGTGTTCCGTAAATCGGTGTTTCACCCGGGCACCCGAGCCCGTCCGTTCTTACGCAACGCCGCGCGCCGCGTCGTATTCACAGACCCGCATGTGTCTGGAAACGTGGTGGACCTCGACTAAGTTGCCCGACCTGGGTGGTAATCTCACCGCTGAGACCTCGGGAAGGGACCTATATGGCCACGTTCAACGCTGACAACCTCAACCAAGCCGACCAGCTGCGCCCACCGGCGGACTATGCGCCGGACCCAACGGAGTCCACGCCACCGCCCGCGCCCACCGACGCCGAGCGCGCCGAGCTGGCCGCCAAGGTGAAAGGCACGGCCATCACCGACGATCCTGACGTGACCACTAGCACCTCCGAGGCCAAGGTCGGCGAAGCGACCGGTGAGCCCCGCACCCAGGTGGCCGAAATCGTGGACGCCGAGCCCGTCGAGGAGACCGGCAACGCGGTGGCGCTGGTCGAGCGGTTCGACATTGCCAGCACCGAGGAGGTCTGGCCCTATGACTTCTTGGAGTTCAAGGGCGACAAGCTCGGCATCCGGCTACCGACACGCCAGGCGCTCGCCGCGTTCTCGCTGGCCAGCTCCAAGTACGTCAGCCTCGGCGTCAAGAATGACCTCACCGGCCTGTTCATCGCCCGCCACCTGTCGCCGGAGTCCTATGGCCGGGTGTTCAGCCGCCTGATGGACCCCGACGAGGCCGACTATGACGTGGACACCGTCGGCGAGCTGTTTAACGCCATCGTCACGGCCAGCATCGAGGCCGACAAAGCCGACGCTGAGAAGGGCAACGATCCCCAGTAGTTGCCGACGTCTGCGATAGCCTGACCAGGTGACAGACGTCGGAAAGATCAGTCTCGGCGTCGAGATTGATGCCTCCGACCTGTCGGCGCGACTCGGCGAAGCGGTACGCCGCGCCATCGCCCCCGCCCTGGCCGAGATTCAGCGCGAGCTGGAGAAAACGCAGCGCGAATACGAGAAAACCGCACGCACCAGCGAGAAGGCCAGCGCCGCTCAGACCGCCGGAGCCAAGACGGTTGCCGAGGCCGTCGAGAAGATCGGCAACGAACAGGTCCAGGCCGCCGCCAAGACACGCACCGCTAGCGGCGTCAGCACGCGCTCGATCAACGCCGTCACGCGCGCCATCGAGAAGCAAACCGCCGCCCTGACGGCCAACACCGCTGCCCGCGTAGCGAACGCCGCCGCTCCGACCGGTGGCCCGCCCGGTGGAGGCGGCGGTGGCTCGGGCGGTGGAGGCCCGCCCCGAGGCGGCGGCCGTAACAACGTCAACCGTGGCGGCTTCATGCAAGGCGGCAAAGGGACGTTCGGGTTCCTGACGTCGCCGGTCGGCATGAACCTGATTGCCCTGGGCCTGGGCAACTTCCCGGCCGCCGCCACCGCCGTCACGAATCTGACCGGCGCGGTGCAGGCCCTCGGCCAGGCTGGTCTGGCGCTACCCGGTATTTATGGTGCGGCCGGGGCCAGCATCGGCGTGGCCGCTGCCGGGTTCTCCGGCATGGGCGACGCGGTCAAGGCGCTGACCGAGGCCATGAAGTCCGGCGACCCCAAGGACCTGGAGAAGGCCGCCGAGGCCATGAAAGACATGGACCCGGCAGCCCAGTCGGTGGCTAAGACGGTCGCCGGACTGGTGCGCGGTCCACTACTCGACCTGCGCAAATCCATTCAGGGGCGCATGTTCGCCGGGTTCGACCAGGACCTCCAGAACACCGCCGACAAGGTCATCCCCCGGCTGTCGGGAAACATCGGCGGCATCGCCGACGCCTGGAACGGCACCCTCAAGACGATCACTGGCTCGCTGGGGTCGGATCGCAACGTCGGTCTGATTGACCGGCTGCTCGGCAACACCGCCGAGGGCCAGAAGCGGATGAACGCGGCCATCGACCCGCTGGTTCATGCGGCGCTGACGCTGGTCGGCGCGGGCTCCGATGTGCTGCCACGGCTCGCCGACGGGCTGACCAAGGGCGCGCAGCGCCTCGATGATTTTCTCACCAAGGCCGACCAGGATGGGCGGCTGGCTAAGTGGATCAACGACGGCATCGACGCCGCGCACCACCTGGCCGAAACATTCCTCAATATCGCCAAGATCGTCACCGGCCTGACCAAGGCGGCAGGCGGTGACGGCGGGTTCCTCAAGTGGCTCGATGAGGGCAGCACCAAGCTCGCCAACATCGTCAACAGTGCCGAGGGCCAGGCCAAGCTCACGCGATTCTTTGACGAGGGTCGCGAGCAGATGCGCCAGTGGGTGCCGATCCTCCAGAACCTATGGGAGCTGCTCAAGCAGGTCTACGAGGCCAGCCGGGTGTGGTCGGGCATCCTGATGCCGTTCCTCCAGGCCGCCACCGGCCTGCTGGTGCGTTACCCCGACCTCCTCCAGACCGCGCTCGTCGCGATGCTGGCCTGGAAATCGGTTTCGCCATTCACTAATATCCTCGGCCAGCTCGGCCGGATGGACAGCCTGCTGGGCGGCCTGCCCGGCAAGGCCACCGGTGCCCGTGGCGCGCTCAGCAAGATCGGCGGCGCTGCCCCCGGCATCGGTATCTCGGTGGCCGGAGCCCTGGCCCAGCCCACCGACGGCACCCAGGAGCCCAGCGGCATGGCGGCGCTGGCCGGGCTCGGCGGCGGTGCGCTGGCCGGGTGGCAAATCGGCGGACCCATCGGGGCGGCGTTCGGCACCGCCGCAGCGGCGGCCATCCAACTGGCCGAGGTGTTCATCAACCAGGCCAACCACATGGAGGCCATTCGCAAGGCTAACGAGGAGGACTTTAAGAACCGTCCGCCCGCCATCCCCGCGATCAACCCCAACGCCCCGATCCTGCCCGGCCCGGCGGTCCAGCCGCCCAACATCACCGCGCCGAATCCACAGCCAGGACCCACCACGGTGCGCGGCCTGCTGCTGGGACCCGAGGCCGGTGTCGGTATGGGCAACGGCGGCGACCTGCGCAACCTGGCCGGGATCGACCAGGCGCTCAGCACCATCGGTGACAAGGCGGCTATTGCCAAGGCGAACGCCGACCTACTGGCCAACGCCATCACCACGCTGCCGACCGGTGAGGTGGTGCTTAAAGACAACACGCCCGA